TCCATCAGCGCCTCGAACGCGTCCGCCCCGTCCAGCCACCAGAACGGCAGGAACGAGACGCCGGCGTCCAAGTCCCGGGCGGCCGCCGGCCAGCCGATCGCATCCAGCACGTAGCCGATCGCGTCGCCCGTCCGGATGGCCTGATACAGCGGGGTGGAGATGGTGACGCCGCGGAAGGTGCCGAGCGCGTCGATGCAGTTCACCGGGACGGACTGGTCGTTGAGGCCGGGCTTGATGTCCAGGTCGTCGAGGAAGCCGCCGTAGAGGTTCGTCACCGTGGTGCCGAGGGTCGCCTGCAGGCGGGCCAGCTTGCCGGGCGTGACGAACCCGGCGATCGGCGAACTCGTGTTCTCCGGCGAGTAGTCGCGGGAGATGTTGTTGAGCTCGAAGGTCATCTCGCCCGGGTCGGTCGGGGAGAACTGGCGTGCCTGGGAGCGGCCGTACTTAACCTGGATCGGGGTGCGCTGGTCGAGGGTTCGGGTGGTGACGTCGTCGTTGGTGACGTCGGAGAAGCCGTTGCCCTGCCAGTCGATCTGCAGCTGGTAGGTGGCGCTCACGAGAGCTTCCCCTTGCGGCGTAGGTTGTCGACCCCGGCTTCAAGCCAGTTCTGCAGTTCGTACGGGCTGCCGATCGGCGCGTGGTTGTGCAGCTCGATCACGGTGGTTCCGCCGCCACCGCCGCCGTTCTGCCACATCGGCGTGACCCGCTCCGGCTGGTAGTTCTCGCCAAAGCTGTACGTCCTGCCGGACGCGCCGACCCCGAAGACCGGCTCGACGATGGTCCCGCCGTTCTTCATCGCGACATGACCACCCTCGCCGTAATGGGCTATGTGCGCGAAGTCGGTCAGACGGCGCGTGCTGGCGCCGAGATGCACTCCACGGGAGCCGGTCGACTCGAACGTGAGTCCTCCCGCCATGCCCATCATGTGACCGGTCGTCGACGACGCCGGGGCTTCCCCCGGGTTGGACCAGGCCGCGGTCAGCGGCCCGCCGATGCCGGGCTTGGTAAACCAGCCGCCGGGCAGGCCGGCCGTGGAAAAGGTGTGGTGGTACGGGCTCTTGCCGTGCAGCAGGTTGTAGACGGCGCTGACGATGCCGGAGCAGTCGTAGCCGCCCGGGCCGGCCGATGCCCACACGTACGGCTTGCCGTCCTGCGCATGCAGGAACGAACTGGCCGAACCGCCTGGAATCTTCGACAACACCTGAGCCCACGTCGGAATCCGGGTATGCGCCGCCGTGGTTTCGAATGGCCACTGGACCCGCCCACCGAGGGCCAGGCCCAGCGGCAGATCACCCATCTTGCCCAGTTGGCCGGAGGCGAACCCAGCCAGCACCTCACGGGGCACGTGCCGGTGCTGAATGGCGCTCATGACCTGTGGGCCGTAGTAGCGGACGGAGTCGACTGGATGAACCCACTCGTCCGCGGTGAGCATGGCGGGGATGTTGTCGGCCTTCGAGTGCGGCGACCATCCGGCGACCGGGCCGCCGCTTGCGTAGCCCCTCTGCCGATTGCGGTCCAGATCCTTCTGCACGGCTGCGCCCGCAGCGGGAATGGACAGGCCGGAAGCTAGGACGCGCTGCTGCACCAGTAGCGCGGCAAGCTTCTGGCTAACGACCTTGTCGCCGGAGATGAGGGCCTTCGCCGTGTAAGTGCCCTGGAAGCCTTTCGCCTGGGCCCACGCGTCGGCCATCTGCTGCTTCGCGGTCACCGCGCCCGGCGCGGACGCCTTGGCCACGTACTTGCCGTCGTACTTGTCGGCAGCCGCCTTCGCGTCCTTGAACTGCTGCTCGAGCAGCTTGATCTCGGCCTTCGACAGGTGAGCGGCTTCGAGCGTCTTCTTCAGCGCCGGGGACAGCTTGCCGTTGAAGCCGTCGCTGGTCTTGCCGACCGCGTCCTGCAGCGCGATCGCGGCGAGGGCCAGCTCCCGGTCGGCCTGCTTCGCCTCGTCGCTCTTCTTGCCGTGCTCCTTGACCGCCTTCGAGTAATTCTTCTGGGCGTCGACGAGATCCTGCTGGGCCTTGATCAGCCCGAAGATCGGATCGGTCTCCTGCTTCATGAAGTCGGCGAGCGACGACAGCGCGACCCGCTGACCCTTGGCGGCCGCGGCAGCAGCATCGGAGGCTGACGCTAGCTTCTTCGTCTCCGTCGCGGCCGGGCCGGCCGCCCCGGCTAGCGCATCCGCGCCGCCGGCGGCGGCCTGAGTCCCGTCGGCCATCGCCTTGCCAGACTTGGCGCCGTCCATCTGCGCCTGGTTGAGCTTCCCGACTTCCTTGTATGCAGTTGGGAGCAGGTCCATGAGCTGCTGGCCATCCAGGCCGCTCTTGAGAACAACCTCGTTCCACAGCGCCTGCGCCTTGGTGGCGTCGTTCGTCGTGGTCATGGCCTGAGCAAGCGCCTGATCGAGGTTGGCGAAGTTCTGAACCGCGGTCTGATAGTCGTCCTTGCCCGCCAGGGTGGCGCCGAGATGGACGGCGGCGTGGGCCAAGTCGCCGACGAACGGGAGTCCGCCGGAAATCTGGTCTAGCCATTTGGCTACGCCGCTTGTGGCGATCCCTGCGTCGTCATTGAGCCCTTTCATGTCCGTACCGAAGGTCCTGGCCATCTCGCCGGAAACGTTGCTGGTGTTAGCGAAGTTGACGAGGCTGTCGGTAAGCCGGTCGACGTTAGCTGCCTTCTTCCCGAAGGAGTCAAGGACAGCCGCGGCTACTTCCATGGCGGCGAAAGCGAGCGCGGTCTTACCCGCTGCGGAGACCGTCTTCTGCAGACCGGTAGCCGCCTTCTCGCCGGCCGGGCCCATGGCGTTCAACTGCTCGACAGCGGCGGCGATACCCCTGCTGACCTTGACGAACGCGGCGAGGGCCAGCAGGGATGCGGCGCCAATCCCGGCGAGCACAGTTACCGTTCCGCTCACCGCCGGCGGCATAGCAAGGAACCTACCTACCATGGCGTCGAGAGACTTCACCAGGACGCGGAGGCCACCATTGGCGCCTGATCCCGACGAGATCGCGAGGGTTTCGATCGAGCCCTTCAGGCGCTCGATGTCGCCGGACAGGTTGTTGGTCAGGTCGCTGGCGGTCTTCGACGCGTAGCCCGAATCGTTGACCGCGCTCTTCCACTTCTCCACGCCGGCCGCGCCGTCGGAGTAGAGGACCGACGCGGCGCGCACGGCGTCGTTGCCGAAGATCTGCGCGAGCGCCGACTGCCGGGCCTCCTGCGAGAGGCCACCCAGCCTGTCCTGCAGCACCTTGGCCACGCCGGACAGCCCGATGAAGTTGCCCTTGGCGTCGTAGAACGAGATGTTGAGCTCGTCCATCTTGTTCTTGGTGATGTCCGACGGGTTGGCCATTGCCAGCAACATCGTCTTGAAGCTGGTGCCTGCGTCGGAGCCGATCAGGCCCGCGTTGGCGAACTCCGCCAGAGCGCCGGTGGTGTCCTCGATCGACAGCCCGAACTGGGCGGCGACGAGGCCGGACTGGTTCAGGGCGTAACCCATGTCGTGCACAGAACCCTGCGCCTTGCCGGCGGCCGCGGCGAGCAGGTCGGCGACGTGCGGGACGTCGGCGCCCTTCAACTTGAACTGAGTCAGCGCGCTGGCCGCGGTCTCGGAGGCCTCCGCGACGGACATCTGCCCGGCCGCGGCTAGGCTGAGCGCACCCTTGAGGCCGCCGTTGAGCACGTCTGCCGTGCTGACGCCCGCTTTGCTCAGTTCGGTGATGCCCTGCGCTGCTTCGGTCGCCGAGTACTGCGTGTCCTTGCCCGCCTGGAGCGCGGCCGCGCGCAGCGCGGAGATGTCCTTGGCGCTGGCGTGCGTGGCTGCGGAGACGCCCGACATGGCCTTGTCGAAATCGGCCGCTGCCTTGATGGCGTAGCCCGCCATGGCTCCCAGTGCAATGCCCGCGACGCCTGCACTGTCGGCGACCTTGTCGAGGTGGCCGCCCTGCGCTGCCTTGTCTAGCTTCCCTGAGAAGTCCTTCGTCGCCGCGCCCGCCCGCGCAAGGGCAGACGTGTACTGCGAGATGTCAGCGGTGAGCTTGACCCCTACGGTGCGCAGCGCCACAGCTCACCGCCTTCGGATCGTGGTGCCCCAGAGATGGGCCGGGCGGTTGGGGTGGTCCTTCTCGCCGTATGCGCCGCGCTGTTTTTCGAGGAGCGTCCGGGTGGCGTTGCAGACCCGCCAGGACACGTCGAACTCGGCCGTGCCCGGGTCTCGCTCGTCGGCGGTGCACACGTCGATCGGCCGCCCGCACTTCGGGCACAGGCCGTCGCGGTAGATGGCCAGCGCGATCAGCTCGGTGCGGTCCTGCTCGGTGTAGAGCGGCTCCCGGGTCGTCACCGACCGGACGAGGCGGCCGCGTTCGTACTCGTACTCGGTGACCTCGGCGGGCTCGCGGCCGTCCAGGCGCGACGGCGGCTGGCCCGCCTGCTCGGCAGCTTCTACTCGGCGGCGGAAGCCTGCATCAGCCTCGAAGCGGCGGACGAGAAAGGGATGTCGACCTCACCCCGGTTGAGGTACCAGGCGGCGGCCGCGAGCTTCTCGAACTGCTCCTCGGTGAGCTTCTCCAGAAGCTGCGCCCAGGTCTCGTCGTCGAGCTCCGGGTCGACGAGGCACATGCGGGTCAGCGGCTCGAAGCCCTTGTCGATGTCGAACCCGAAGACGGCGTCGTCCTTGTTCTGCTCGCCGTCCTCGATGCGGATCGGATGCTCGGCCTTGAACGCGTGGAACTTGGGCTTCGGCAGGCCGCGGAGCCGGAACTCGTAGACGCCGTCCTGCATCTCAGCTTCGAGGGCACGGATGCGTTCGGCGATCACGGCGGCACCGTTGCCCGCGAGGCTGTTGCCGGTCTGCTTCTCGGCCTTCTCCAGCTCGCGTTCGGCGGCCTGGTGGTCGGCGACCAGGTCGCCGCGCAGGCAGATCTCGACGGTGCGCTCGGGCAGCCTCGCGGTTCCCAGCATCTCCTTGAAGTTCTTCAAAGTGCCCTTGCCGCTCTCGCCGGTCACCGCA